AATACTGCCAAGTGGGGCTGTATTGATATTGATACTTATCCTATTAATTACAAAAAAATAATTCATAACATAAGAAAACTTCAGCTTCCCCTTGTTCCTTGCAGATCAAAGAGTGGGGGTCTTCATGTATTTATATTCTTAAAACAACCTGTTTCAGCAAAATTAATTCGTCATAAGTTAAGGGAGATTGCGTCTAGTCTAGGGCATTCCTCAGTGGAAGTATTTCCAAAACAATCAAGCATACTCATAGAGAAAGGCGACTTGGGTAATTTTTTAAATCTACCATACTATAATCATAATAAAACAACAAGATATGCATACAAGGATGATGGCACTGCGGCCACCTTGAATGAGTTCATAAGTCTATATAACAAATATGTAGTTACTGACATAGAGAAGATCGGAATTCCTATAGCTGATAAAGTAATAGCTGACGGACCACCTTGCCTTCAAGCACTGTGTTCACAAGGATTTCCTGAAGGAACCAGAAATAATGGTCTCTTTAACATAGGAGTGTACCTCCGTAAATTTGACCCTGACAATTGGAAGTCTTTATTGGAAAATCATAATCAGAATTTTATGAATCCACCTCTATCAGCACAGGAAGTGGTACTAATTCAAAAACAACTGGAGAAAAAAGATTATAATTACAGATGTAAAGAACCACCAATTAATTCCTATTGTAATGCTAAAGTATGCAGAACACGTAAGTATGGAATTGGTAATGGGGGCGCAGTAACAGAATTTGGTGCTTTAACAGTTCAATTATCGGATCCACGTGTATGGTTCCTGGATGTTAATGATTACCGTTTAGAATTATCTACGGAGGAGATTCAAGTACAGCAGAAATTTCAAAGGAAATGTATGGATGTATTAAGAAAGATGCCTCCTAAGATGAAAGAGTCACTATGGCAGGAGATAATCCAATCCTTAATGGATAATGCAATTGAAATTGAGGTGTCGAGTGATGGGTCTGTGGCTGGTCAGTTTGAAGCTTTTCTCCAGGAGTTTTGTACTGATCGTGCCCAGGCCATGAATCGTGATGAATTAATATTACACAAGCCTTGGACTGAAGAGGGAAAAACTTATTTCAGACTGAAGGATCTACAGGATTATCTAACTAGAAATAAATTTACACATTATCATACCGGTCAGATAGTTACTCGTCTCAGGTCGTTAGGTGGGAGATCTCATTTTTTTAAGATTAAAGGTAGGGGAGTGAATACATGGTGTATTCCTGCATACCAGCAACAGGATTCTGACTTTGACATAAAGGAGATGGACAGTGCCCCATTCTAAAAGACTAAACCCTATCACAGGAAAATTATTTCATGGCGGATTTATTAGAGAAGATGGTATGATTTTTGATGGATATCAAACAAGTGTTCTTAGAAATAAAACCGGATTCTGTAAGGAAATATGGAGAACCCCAGAATCATATGAAAAATGGAGGAAAGAGTATAATAGGGAACGTAAAAAATTTCTATATGATATGATACAAGAAATTGTTAATAATGAAAAATCGTCTCGAGGATGCCAGAAGTGTGGGTATAATAAAAGTCCATTCGCGTTAGATTTTCACCATCTTAATAAGAAAACTAAAAATGTCTCTTATTGGTTTAAAAGTAGTTACACACAACTGAAGAAAATAAAAAAAGAATGGAAGAAATGTATTGTGCTATGTGCTAACTGCCATAGAATAGAACATCACGGACTTGGAAATGCCACAAAAAATTAATATTATATTAGGGCCTCCTGGCACAGGAAAAACACATAATCTTTTAAAACTTGTGGAAAAGGAACTAGCTCGAGGAACGCCTCCTGATCGCATTGGGTTTTTTGCTTTCACTAAAAAAGCTGCCAATGAAGCCAAGGAAAGAGCGAAAATAAAATTTAAGTTAGAGGATAAACAACTCCCTTACTTTAGGACATTGCATTCATTTGCCTTTAATCAATTGGGTATGACCACTTCAGAGGTAATGTCAAGAGGTAATTATAAAGAATTTTCATTGAACTATGGAATGGATCTAGGAGGAGTCACAGAAGGGGAAGACTTCGGAGGAGCGATTACCACTGATAACAGGTTAATAAACGAAATCAATTTGGCAAGAATGAAGGGCATGGAACTGGAGCAGTATTATAATGATTATAATTTAGATGTGTCATGGCACGCTTTATTAAGAGCGAGCCTTTCATTGGAGGAGTATAAGCACAAGAGAGAAGTATTTGATTTTACTGATATGCTGCAATTGTTTCTGGCTTCAGGCCCCATTCCAAAATTGGAAGTAGTATTCATAGATGAGGCTCAGGACTTAAGTAAATTACAGTGGGAAGTAGCCAAACGCGCATGGAAAAAATCTCATACAGTATACATCAGTGGGGATGATGATCAGGCTATCTTCCGGTGGGCCGGAGCGGATGTGGAGCATTTCATTACCATGCCGGCAACCCACGTTGATGTATTAAAAAAGTCATATAGATGTCCACGTGTGGTCCATAAATTGGCAAATAACATTATAGGAAGGGTGAAACACCGCAGACCGAAAGAATGGCAAGGAAGGGACTATATGGGGGAAATTAGGTACCACGCATATCCAGAGGGAGTGGACATTAGAAAAGGAGAATGGCTTATAATGGGCCGTACCAACTACTTGCTGGATGAAGTGGAGCGCGACATCAGGAACCAAGGACTCTTGTACCAACGAAACAACAGGCTTCCAATTTCCCAGAAGTTGATGGACGCGGTTAAAGCATGGCATCTTTTGGAAGAAGGGGAAGAAGTGGAACTTCAATACATTAAGGACATTTATTCATACATGTCCACTAAAATAGGAGTTGAGCACGGACACAAACAACTAAGGACTGCTGATGACAAAAATAAATACAGTACAGAATCACTCGTGATGCACCATGGATTGCTGGTTGCAGGACGGCCATGGGACATAGCTTTTGACAAGGTAGGATCGAAGGACAAGGAATACTTAAGGGCCATTGAGAACAGACAGGGAACACTCTTATTAGATAAACCATTAATAAGCCTGAGCACCATACATGGAGCAAAGGGAGGAGAGGCACAGAATGTAATGCTTCTAACTGATCTTTCAAGAAAGGCGAGGGAGAACATGGAGTATGATCCTGATGATGAGTCACGCGTGTTTTACGTAGGATTGACTAGAGCTAAGGAGAGTTTACACATTGTTCAGCCCCAAAGGGACGGAGGGTTTGTGCTATGAGCCCCCATAAGAAACAAGTAGGAGGAGATCATTATAAAAGAATGGCAATTCAGCCCAGTCATTACATCGTCAAGAACAAGCTTGGATGGTATGAAGGAAATATTGTCAAATATATCACGAGACATAGCATTAAAGGTGGAAGACAGGACATTGAAAAAGTCATTCATTATGCCGAGCTTCTTTTGGAAGACAAATATCCTAAATCCCTAGGGGAAATTAAGGGAGAGATAACCAGGAAATACATTAAAAAATTAAACAAGGAGAATGAAAAATGATGAGAGATATGTTTAAGGAAATAAATTCGGAATGGGTGGCTCCTAACAGCTTTCCTGATTTGAGCACACATAACAAGGTTTCCATTGATCTGGAGACATGCGACCCGGAACTGATAAAGGAAGGACCAGGATGGCCCACCAAGAGAGGACAGGTAATTGGAATTGCAGTCTCGTCCAATGGATTTACGGGGTATTACCCCATTGCACACGAAGGTGGCGGAAATATGGACAGGAAACAAGTGCTTAAATACATTAAGTCCATATGTGAAGACGGTTCAATAGACAAAGTGTTTCATAATGCTCAATATGACATTGGCTGGTTGTCAACACTGGGAATTAAGGTCAATGGCAGAGTGCATGACACCATGGTTGCCATGGCTCTCATTAATGAAAATAGATTCTCATATACTTTAAATAGCATATCATCAGAGTACCTAGGGGAGAGAAAAAACGAAACAAAATTAAGGGAAGCTGCAGATGCGTTTGGAGTAGACCCGAAGAATGAAATGTACAAATTGCCGGCACAGTTTGTAGGAGAATATGCTGAAAAAGATGCAAGGTTAACATTAAAGCTTCATGAAAAATTGTCATGGGAAATCACCAAGGATAATTTACAGACAGTATACGACATGGAATGCCGTTTAATCAATGTTATTTTTAGGATGACTCAGACAGGAGTACGCTTTAACGTGGATGGATGCTTAACTTTAAATGATAAATTCAGAAACAAGGAAAAGAAGCTACTAAGAAGGATAAAGGATTTAACTGGATTGCAGGTGGAGATATGGGCCGCTGCCTCCATCGCTAAAGCCTTTGACGCATTGAATCTACCATACGAGAGAACACAGAAGACAGATGCGCCGTCCTTCACTAAGATGTTCCTTACGGACCATCCTCATGAATTACCTAGATTAATCATGCAGGCGAGGGAATTGAATAAGTTGAGAGGAACTTTTCTAGGTGGACTACTTAATCACAACAGCACAGGGAGGATACATGCTCACATTAACCAAATTAGGTCTGACAGTGGAGGTACTGTCACTGGTCGCTTTTCTTATAATCATCCTAATTTACAACAGATTCCAAACAGGGGACAGTTTGCGAAAGACATTAGGAAACTTTTTATCCCTGAAATGGGTGAGTACTGGCTCAAAGCGGACTACTCACAGCAGGAGCCACGGCTCCTTACCCATTTCGCGAGGCTCGTGGACCAACCGGGCTCTCAAGAAGTTCAAGAAGCATACCAAGAAAAAGATTTAGATTTTCACAAGCAAACCTCTGAAATGGCTGGGGTAGAGAGAAGTTTGGCTAAAACAATAGGACTTGGGGTAATGTATGGAATGGGATATCATAAATTAGCTAGGGAACTAGACAT